CCCTGTTATAGTTAAATCATAACAAAAGGAAAAAGGCAAAAACCACTACCCGGACCGAGCCTTACGCATACCAGCGCACAAACCAACGAAACTGCAAACTCTCACAAAGAAGCTAGGACCTCGCCCACCATGTATAGGTTGTAGCACTTCGCATTGTTGTCCAGCGGGAGGTTCACAAACTGACCGTCGTCTCCACGCACTCGAAGTGGCATAAGGCGGCAGCGCATACTGAACTTCGGGGCGCCGCCGATCAAAGGGATCGGTTTGATCTGCCGCTGATTGCCGTAGGTCCAATCTGCGTCCAGTGACAAGGGCTCCACGAAACCGGAGCGATGACGAGGACCCATCACTATGTTGCGAGCTGTTGGAAAGTCGCTCATTTCCTTCCAACTCGAGGGATACGCCTCCACACTTGGGATCCATGCCACTCGGCCACTCAAAAGGGTAATCGAAGCGTCCTGGGTTGGGATCAACTCCACGGATAAGCTCTTCCAATGAACTACTGGCAAGAACCGAATGAAATCCTTGAGGCGCTTCTCTGACAATGGGTCGCCCTGTATGTTGATGATTGGGTCGGCCACTGCGACAGTGGGAGCGAGATAGTTCACCGTTGCCAAATGCAGGTTGAACCTTCTCTGCAGGGGATTGAAGGTCTGGCCCAACAACTGAGAGGAGACTGAATGGGTGGCTTGTTGGCTCGCTGACACCTGGGGAGCAGACGAGGCTACGATCGATGAGAGCTGACTCTGCTGTTGGTCCGTCATTGCGTGGTAAATCTCCTAACTCGACAGTAATACTAAACATAAATAAGCAATCAAATAAACCCTTCAAACTTAACCGTAAACCCCCTACACAAACCTATGAAAGAAATGTCAAATTTGTTAATAATCTAAATAACGCTCCTGCACCTGCTCAAATGAGTCACAACCCAAAACCTTCAAAATTGAAACCTGAAACCGGAAGACTCTTCCATAGGCACGTCGCTGACTCTTTGATAGCTCGGGAGAATCTATGTCCATCTGGTGGAGCTGGACGCCTGTTCCTAGCAACATTGAAGCCAAGTTGACTGGATCAACCTCTGAGCCGAAAATTGACTGCGCCCAGTGATAGGTCTGGTGGTAATACTCTATCAACCAACCCAAGCACTCCAACTCGGTCCAAGAGCACAACTCTATGAGTTTGTCACCAAGCCTGTAAGCGCTGTAGGCTTCACCAGCGTATGACAAATCCACGAGGTGCTGAGTTCCCTGATCAAGATGGTACATTGTCTTGAGCGCCAAAAGCCTGGGGTTACGGTAGGCACCATGTGAAGTGATGTAATACCCGCAAAAACTGGGCCTGATAGTGTACTCCACCTTGGCCACAGTTAAGAAGTGCTTTCGGATGCGAAGCCAAAAGGGTGATAGGATCAGCCGCTTGTTCGCGCTCATGTCATCTCCACCTACAGCTAGCGGGACTCCTCGGGGTAAATTGTACATAAGAATTGTCAAAGCCAAGTTGTAGTAGGTATTGAAGTCATAAGTGCCTGGCTCACCTGTATCGCGTCCTGTTTGTTTAAGCCCTATGACTGATGAGATGATGTGAGTCTTCCAAAATAGGTAGAGCTCAGGCAAAGTACGGCAATCACTCATAAACTGGTCAAACAATGCGATATGTGCCCTATCGAGTCCGAACTGGTACATCAGCTTTAGCTCAATTCCCAAACTGTCGCCGCGCTGAGTAGAGTCGAAGTTTTCAAGGTCACTCTCAGTGCTTTCTTGGTCAGTCCAGTGCTCTCGAGCCCACCTGTCAAAGTCGTCGGCCGTCTTCTCACAGTTACAATACAACTCGGCAGGAAACTTGTGCATGACCTTGCAACGAAGGTAGCGCACCATTGGACCGAAGAGTAGAATAACAGCGTCCTGGCAGGTGGCCAAACTCTGACCGGCCTTGGCTGGTTTGCCCAGGGTCTCAAGCTTGGCCTTAAGCTGTGACTTGACGAAGTGGTCAACGAAATTGAACTTCCACATTGGGTCTCCACGCTTAACATTGTTGAGCAAAGTCTGCTGAGTCTTAGTGGTTAACTTACGGAACTCAGTTTCGAAAATGCACTGTTCAAACAACTCTGCGTCCAACTTTTCAGGGAACTTTTGGAAGCCCAAGTAACCAGCTAAATGGTCGAAAAGGATCTGGGCCTTCCAATCAGAACTGTGGAGATCCTCAAGGTTGTCGTCAACTGAGCCAGGTGAGAGTCGCTTCTTAATGGTCACCGGAAAGAGAACTGGGTCGCTACCTCTCTGATTAGGAAACAACTGCTCAGTTGGCATGCCAGAGCGGTTGTGCCTCTCAGTAAAGCAGCTAGTCATTCCAGCGTCGGTCAGCACCTCGCGTTGCTCTCTGTAAGTCAAACCGTCCAGCGCCTGGTCCAGTATTCTGGCGGGATCAGCCCTTGGCAAGTGTGTGCGCTCAATGACTCTCGGCTCGTTGCGCTCGAGCGGGCTGTACCCTGGCTCTGAAACGTACGTTTCCTTATTGAGTAACACCTCGAGAGTGGGTGGGGCGCGGTCGGTCCAGCAGGGCTCTGAGGTAGCCTGCCCATTGGCTCGGGTGACACCAGATCTTACTGAAAGTGCCTTCTGCATTTTCCTAACCAAGTGAGTCTTAGCATGCTTCGCAGCTCGCTTCGTCGTGGTGTCAGCGAACTTCTTAGGATCCATGTAAACCAGGTTGAAGGCAGCTAATTGTCTATTAAAAAGCGCCTTGAAATCTATCGGTCCAGTGAGGCCCATGACAGCCTTAACGTCAGCTCGCGTGTTCAACAAACTGGAATACCCCGGTCCAAGTGACTCAACTAGAATCAGATGATGCGTTACGCGTCCTACAGCGCTGTAAAAGTCGCCTGCAGTTTGTTGTTGCAGCATAGTTGAAGTCACCATAATCTGAGCAGTGTGATAAGTAGCACCTTGAGAGCCGCCGACGTTTCTGGCATTGTTACCCTGAAAATTTAGATTGCCTGTTTCACCATTTGTAGCTGCAATGATTGGGTACCTACTGTCCACTTGCGTGGTGCGCGAGACACGTCCTTGGACTGGGCTGGTCGTCGGGATACCGTACGCATCAGCGATGACCTTTGGAGACCTGTGCGTCCAGAAGCAATAATCACCTCCCAGGCGAGCAAAGCAACGTTCTGCCTCATTAGTAGCCTCATTCAAGCAACTGTCAGCATTCGGGTTATTAAATCGACTTTGAACTGTGTCGCCAAGAAGGATCACGTGCGAAATGCTAGGTTTCAGAATGCAAAAAAGATCAACATAGCCAGGGGGAAACAGGGAGAGCTCGTCAATGACCAGGACTCTGGCCGTGCGGGTGAGCGCCTGCTCGAAAGTATTCAAAGCATAGCCGCCCCTACCCAACTCCAGGTCGTCAGCCCAATCTTGTCGGATTAATTGTCTGGGAGCCGACATTAGCCACACGCCCTTACATGATTGCCAGGCTTGACTCTTCCTGAGGTACTCCTTGATCGGGGCAGACTTGCCGCAACCAGCACAACCAGTGATACCGCGCATGCTTACCACCCTTGGGGTGAAGTGCTCGTGTATGGCATCCATTGTCTGTGTGAAGTTAGGTTCGTATCGCTTTCCTTCCAGCTTCTTAATAGTGCCGAAAGTGTCGTTTTTGAACTCGCGAACCAGCTGCTTGCAACTCTTCTTATCCAGAGTGACATCCTGCCAATTTCCCAAGATGGGCTCATCGTGCTCGCTTAGGAATCCGTCCAACTCGCTGAGGAACCGCGTAAGTAGCGCGTTCGGAGCTGGGCGATCCTCACGTAAGCTCTTAAGTTGGACTGGCGCCGCACCAGTGAACTCCCAGTGTGGTACTCCGTCTTTCTTAGTAAGGGAGAAGACGTACTGCTCACCAGTTTTGAGCCCGGCGTACTTGGGTACCTTATCAAAGTTGGTGTGAAGGCGTGCGCCAAATCCTAAGAGTAATCCGGCCGCATGAAGTGCACGCTCGTCAAGTCCAGGAGAAGGAAGCAAATCCACCGTTGCGCATTGTGGAAGTATGGCGCAAATTGTTGACCACACCAAACTAGTCTGTAACCCTGTTGCCTTAGCTATGGCGTTTACTAAGCAAGTGTTGGGCGTAGCTCCAACCTGAGTGTTACCACGGTTGATAATGTAGTTGGTGTGCTTGGCGGAGTGTACCATATGTTCCTTAATTGTGGTGCACTCGTGGATGAAGCAACGTTGGTCCAACTGAACAGTGTTTTGATGTAGCTGTGCAACCACTGGGTCAGCTAAGCACTGGTGGCATCTCGCATTCCCAGTGGCCTCCCAATGATACTTACCACCAACACACCGCTTCCAAACTCGTCCGGGCCAATCTTGCTCCTCGTCGTGCTCTTTGCAATTGCACAAGGGGTGATCCAAGGTACCTGTATGTCCCAAGCCGCGAAAGTTACGTACCGCTATCTCCCTGTCTGAGTGTGACTCCTGTGGCTCATGGTGCATCACCTCCATCTCGCTGTCAGGTGCCGCGGATGAGGTGGCATCACTCTCCTCTGGCTGACCAGGCTTCACGTGTGCTGCCCAACGCTTAATGCTGGCCTCACTGCTGGTGTCAGAGCCGACTGAAAATGCTGAAGTCCGAGCAACTACATGGCGCTGGGCATGCTCCTCCCGGGGGATGCAAGCTGGGGTTAAGCGTTGCCGAACTTCACCTCTTGGTCTACCAGTGGCATTTGGTCTAGTGAGCGCCTCAACCTTAGCGGCAGTGCTCTGGCCATGTTGGAACTCTGCCTCTATACGCTGTCCCTCCGCAATGGCTAGGCAACACTCCCATTGAGTACCTCTCTCTCGATCCAATTGTTGCATGTGGTGCGTTGGACAAACTTGACAACTATCACAAACTCGCCTTGAGCTGGTCCTGCCGCACTCCTCACAGCGCTTGAACATGAAAAACGACATGTTAATTGGGCAATCCGTGATAGTGAAGGGGTTGGGGTCGTCGGCCGGGTCGAAATGCACTTTGATGTCCCTGGCTCGGTAAGTCAACTGGAATCTGGGCATCAGCACCTGCGCTTGCAGTTTAAGTTCTCTGCGTTCAAGGAACCTGGTGGCATAGGCTGCTGCGTAAGTCACACCAACTACAGCTGTGAATGTTGCAACGACCGGTGCTGGAGCAAGTAAGTAGAATGCAGTCTTCCCGAGTGTCAAGCCTAACTCTGTCCAGTTTGAGGCATTCGCCACCTCGTAAATTGACAAGGCTGAGCTGATGAGCTTCCAAGGGAGTCCAAACAAGGCGGGTAGGATGGTGGAGGCTAGACGATAGGCGACAGCCCATGGACCTGGAAGATTGCAACTCTGGACGGTGGTCAAAAGGTAACGCCAGATGCACGCTGCGATGCCGCTGTCAAACTCATTGCCAAGTGGAACGTCTGCATTAACTATTCCGACTGCTATCACGCTTTCTAGTAATAGTCGCCAAACTTCGGGTCGGATGTGCGAGTATTTGGGTGAGGCTCTGAGGTTTCGAATCTTGAGTGCCACATCCTGAGCGGAGCGCTTATTGACGTTGCTCGCTGCATAGTACCAGTACAAATTGTTGTACAACTCGCGTGGGATGAGCTGCTCACCTGCTTCTGGGCAATGAGTTCGTTGGTTGAGCCAAGGCTGAGGTATATGCATCAGATCTCGCGAGTCGCAGGTCCACACCTTGCGGGAAACTTGCACGGCCTGTCTGGAAGTCACAGCCAGATGATGTGTGAGGCTGGAGTGCAGAGGCTCATGGTGCAAGTAAAACTCTTGGTGTGGAGTGATAACTGATATGTTCCTGGCCTCAAACAGCCAATCACAATCCTTTGGTTGTTCATAAGCTCCTTGGTCCGTGCCTTCCATTTTGTAGACAACCTGATCGCCCTCATACTGCAACTGATAGTACTCGGGGTAAATACTGCTTAACCCTTGAGCGCTTTCTGGTGCGTAAACGAAGGCAGAGTACACGCGTTGAACAGATGGGTACTTGGCGAAGATCGCTGCCACATTGACTGGGTTTAGATACTGACCGACGTCCCATAAGAGGATTGCAGATTCCGTGAGAGTCGTGGGTAACTGGCATTGCCCGTACCTGCTCCAATCTTTGTGGTCCAATACAACGTTGTGATGTGACTTGAATTGGTTGTGTAACTGGCTCAGGTACTTGAATTTACTATCCTTTGTAAAGAATACGGCAACACTATCCTTGGCAAGGTAAGATGGGTAAACATTGCGGTACGCATTAGTTTCCATGGTCTTATGAGCCGCATGCGCATGTGCAACAGTGCCTTGGCTGGTGACGTTGACGCCCTGCCCCTCAAGGAGCTCGGTGAGTGCTAGCGGCACGTCCAAATAGCCCAGGTTCTTTTCATCATCCAAGCGAGTCATGATCGGGTTGACGATCTCTTGCATGATGGCGTCAGCGTGAATAGTGCCCTTAAGAGTTGCCAGCGCAGTGCGAGTGCCGCCAAGGCCAATTTGGCGCTCAAGCTCCCAACTACCGTTAAGTATGTCGTGTGCTGTAAACCAGTCTGGTAGTCCAAAAGGGAACGGGTCATCAAAACTTCGCCAGATATCAGCCAGGTGGTAGTCATGATCGTCCTGCCTGGTGATCTTGACGAATTGAGACAGGAAGGATTCACGGAACATGTCATTGTCAGGGTAATGTTGATTCACGTAATCTCGAAGCTTAGTGATGAACCCTGCCATAGTCATGCTTGTCTCTGGATGCTCATCCAACGGCATGATTTGCTTCCAGCAATCACCGGGCCCGCCGATGATAGTTGGCACTGCAATGTCCCGAAAGGAGTAGTTGAGCCTTTCCAAGGGTGTGAGATGTGGGGGGGGGATGAAGGCTGAGCCATCTCCTCGACCGCCGCATCTCAAGATCAGGTCTTGACTGCACGGTTTGTTGAGGAGTCGAGCGAGCATTCTACACTCGAACCTTGGGTTGATGAAGGGACCCTTGGTCTTCTTCATTTGCGAGTTTTTCTTGCTGGTCGCAACAGCAGGGTTCTTGTAGTCCGAGTATTCATAGTCGGAGTAAGAAGTCTCCTCAAAATCGGGGAGAAGGGGAAAATATTGGCCTCCCAACACAGTTGAGGTGTGAATCATCTTAAAACAATTGCTGGTGCCCATTTGGGCGGTGGCGGGTTTTAAGATGAGTTAAGAGTGGAACTACAACTAGTAG